TGGGGGTTACCTCATTGCCTTCAACACTGGGATCGGAATGATCTCCTTCTTCTGAAATGTTTTCTTCCTCAACATAACGATAGCCACACTTCAACCAGCCATGACCAACGATAAGGAAGTCTTTTACAGCCCTGCGGAATTCGGGGCGAATCTTATAGTGCTTCCACCAATAGTTAATTACAGCCTCAGTGATGATCGCCTTAGGCGCATCAGCAGGGCGACGAGCATTAACCGCAATCTTGGGATAGTTAACAGCAACGCTAGGAGCAATAACGTTAATTGTGGAGAATGAGATGTTGATCAGCAAACGATCTTCATCGGAGATGTCTTCGTAATGGCGACCACGATAGAGGTCAATCAAACGTCGCCAAGTATCGTCGTATTCTTCCTCACGTCGCCAACGTTTCGTAATGGCAATCTTCTTTTGATAACGACTAAGTGCCTCGGAGTTAGAAGGACGAGCCATTATTACTCACCTTCAATGCTATTAATGTATTCTTCTGAAGCACGATAAACGAAGTTGATGAGTGCGCCAAGACCAGTCCAAAGGGCTGTCTTCCAAATCTCTAGACCGCCTACAGCGCCACCAACAAGAATACCTGTTGAGGCAAACACGAATGTTGCGACTGCTTTCTTGGCTGATTCTGAATATTTCATAATCCCTCTTTCAAGTGGTAATCAATATGATCGTCCAAACGATCATCTATATGGTCAACCTTGTTTTCAATACGGCGAAGAACTTTATAGTTCTCGCCATGTTCCCTCGTATTGCGAGTGTCATACCTTTTTAAAGCCAACATTAAAGGACCACCAATAAGTGCGACGACAATAGGGGTAATCCAATACATTTAGATCCAACGAGTCCCAACAGGTTCGGCTTTAATGCCAGCGTTAGCAGCATGCCTCATTTGTTCATCTTGACGCTGCTTAATGGTAGGACCATGAAAGTCTTCTTTACCATGAGCAAAACCTAAACGAATACCTTTTACGTGACAACCAAAACAAACAGCACCTCTACGTGGAAGTACGTCAAAAGAGAAGAGTTTGTCACATTCTACACAGTTAATAGATCCCATCACAGTATAAGGGGATCGTTACCTACTTCTTTCGTGCGTTATACGCACCTAATGGAACTGTTTTTAATCCTTCATCCCCATATTGGATAAAACGTTCAAACCAATGCAAACTATATTTAGGTGACGCTATCTCAGGTCTGTACTCAGGGAGCCACACATATTTTAGCATTTGATATGTGATAGCCAAAGACATTACTCTGTCGTCGTGAGGTGAACCATTCATCCGACCATTGGCATTACGAACATAGGTCTTTAATTCTGCGATAGTGCGTTCACAGGGTATGTAGATAACGTTGTCTCGGATAGCCCCAGCCAACTCGTCAATAGCCAAAGGCTTTGACGCAGTCGTAGTACGCCAACCGACAACCTCTGAAGGCTCAGGGTTGCGCTGCTGCAAACGGCGCTGACGATACATGTTTTTATACCCATATCTTTGCATAGCCTTGACAGTGGTTAAACCGTGGTTGTTGTTTTCCACGGCAACTAAAGCACCATTATAAAGCCACCCCAACTCGCAAAGGGCATCACCAAAAAGGTCAGGTTCAATATGCCCATGCCAATGCGCTACAAGCGCATCTGTGCGAGCATTAATGATATGCGCCGACGAATAGTCACCATGACCTAGACCTTCAGCGATGTCAGCCCCAATAACATAAATGCCATCAGGTTCAGGCATCTCCCAAATAGCCAATTCGCCATCAGGTGTTTCTCTATATTCAACCTGCTTACGAGCGATAACATGTAGATACCCACGTTGCGGTTCTTCAATCTCATATTGCATAAGATTGTCAATATCAAAAACGGGGTTACCCGATTTGATAAAAGCCTCTTCAGGGCTACGAGGATATTCTTGATGCAACTGCCAAGAAGGCATTGTTTTAGACTTGGACTCGTACCATTGTTCGTCACGGTCACCAGCGGACCAAGGCCAAAAAATACCTTTAAACAAGTTTGTTTTGTTTTGTGAACCTACCCACATTTGATGGAAGAAGTTACCCGAACCATTAGCCGTAGACAGACAGATAACACGACCACCAACGTCAGCAATCGGCTCAATAGAAGCCCACGCCTCCTCAGAGTTGGGAAGGAATGCCATCTCGTCAACAATAACAAGATACACAGACTCACCACGGGCAGGATCATTGCCTGAAGGTAATGATTCAATAGAAGACTCGTTAGAGAACGTCATCTTTAACTGGTTGTCAGACGTGATATCGGGACCACGTTCTTTCATCCACAAAGGAATGAACTTAAAACCATACTTGGATTTTTGTAGCAACTTGGCTGCTTCTCGTTCAGTACGAGAAAGCATGACAACAAACCTGTCAGACCAAAAGAACGTTAACCAAAAAGCATAGGCTGCACCAAGAGTGGAGAACCCAATCTGACGTGCCTTAAGAACCACACTATATCTATTAGAAAGCCAAGCACGAATAGTTTCAATCTGTGCCTCACGCATATCAAACTTGATACGACCACGCTCAGGATGTTTAATGTGCCAGTAGTTATCACAAAAATATTGAAACGCCTCAACTAGATCATCTATAGAAGCGTCCTCGCCACCCTTGCACTTACGCCATTCCTTCTCATTGAGAAGTTCACTCAGATCCATTTTTCCTCATCTTAAGTGGCTCAGGATTATCTTCCTGACCACACACTGGACATTCCCACTTACATGCTGCAGGTGGATACTCTTCACCACAAACAGGGCATTCAATTAACTCGGTCATACAACCCGCAGTTTGAGGCTCATACAATCCGCAGTTTACGAGACTCCTGCTCACGAGAAGCAACAGCAGAAATAAGATCATCTAACTCTTTATCAGACAGTTCAGCACTTGACTTCTCAGACTTAACTGTCAGCGTAGGAGGAGACATCCGATTGGTGGCTTGCAGATACAGTTGTGCTGCCCGTATGTCGCCGCCAATTGCCTGATTGTACAAAGTATCAAGAAGGCGCTGCGAACGCTCAGGAGAGCCTTGAATGTCCTCTACCTTGGAAGCCCAAGTCTTCTTAAAAACTTCCTTCTTTTCCCAACGACGCAAAGTGACAACGTTCACTCCAATGGAGTCGGCATACTTTTCTTTGCTTGAAGGGACACGTTCAGAAGGGGGTGTACACAGCCAACCTATGTAAGATTCTTGGCGTGCATCCAGCACATTTTCTTCAATACTCATCAAATACAGGCAACTTCGTTACCTGTTGAGTGATGTAACGGGTAACGCTTAGGTTAGGGGCTTATGGTTATCAACGAGTGCTACCGCAGGGACGCACTCGTTGATCTATAACTAGTACTAGTTGCGACGACAGGAGCAAAGATGCCACAAGTAGGAAACAAGAAATTCCCGTATACCGCCAAGGGTAAGGCAGCAGCCAAAAAGGCTGCAGCCAAGTCAGGTATGAAAGTACAATCTAAAACAAAGAAGTACTAGTGGCTTACAGTAAACCTGAGTTACGTAAACGTATTGTAGCCGAAGTCAAAGCATCCTCCAAAGGAGGTGCTGCTGGTCAATGGTCCGCCCGTAAAGCACAATTAGCCAGCCAACGTTACGAAAAGGCTGGCGGTACTTACAGTGGTGCTAAGACCAGTGGGCAGAAGAACCTGAGCAAGTGGACTAGCGAGAAATGGACTACCAAATCAGGTAAGCCTTCCACTCAAGGGTCTAAGGCTACAGGTGAACGCTATCTGCCTAAGAAGGCTATACAGAGTTTGTCTGACAAAGAATATGCTGCGACGACAAAGAAGAAGCGTGAAGGTACAGCCCAAGGTAAGCAGTTTGTTCCCAATACTCAAGCAGCCAAAAAGGCTGGAGCACAAGCAAGGAAGTCCAAGTAATGGCATCCAGCAAAGATTCACGTCTAGCACGAGCAGGTGTGGCAGGTTACAACAAACCCAAGCGCACCCCTGACCATCCTAAGAAGTCACATATTGTCGTGGCTAAATCAGGTGGTCAAGTTAAAACTATTCGCTTTGGTGAACAAGGTGCATCCACTGCAGGTAAGCCTAAAGCAGGAGAATCTGACCGCATGACCAAGAAACGTGCCTCCTTCAAGGCACGTCATGCCTCCAATATTGCCAAAGGACCAATGTCCGCAGCGTACTGGGCAGACAAAGTAAAATGGTAAAAAAGAAAGCACCCAAAATACCACCCCTAGTAGAAATCTTTTGGGAAGACCACTACAGCATGGGAGACGACTGGCACGAACCCGATGCCAAACACGAACCCTGCGTCCTCTCAGCAGTGGGTTACCTTGTCGCAGAAAACGATCAGTACTATTGGGTTGCTTGCACCTACGAACTAGCCACAGGGAACTACAGTGCAGGGACAGCAGTTCTCAAGAACTGCGTCACCTACTTCTGTGAGCACATGCCAGCCCGTAAAATACATTAAAAACATATTCCTACCTGCAACGACAGTCCCTGAACACCACACAATACCCCCACTGTGACCATCGTCACACTAGTATATAAACCTATCACGATTTGGCTACGCCCTGAGGGACTCTTTGGCGAATGGGTACGTACACCCCCCCATGCACCCCTCCACATGCACATGCACAGGGTGAACCCTGTTGATCGCCAATAGAACTAGGGGTCTTTCCCGATTCCGTCCGCCACGGAACTAGTGTACTGAACAAACGAGGTACAGGAAAGGTATGATGAATCGGAGTAGGTGAGTGGCATAACCATATGCTTACTCCATTTAATATCATATTAAATTACAAACAGAATAGGACGGTCATCATGACTACTATCCGATCAAACTCGCACTTCGCCCAAGTGGCGACAGAGAATGCCGAAGCCTTTATTGAGGCTAACGCTACTCTAAGTGTCATCTATGTTCGTCTCGCAGACGCTAAGCCTGTGACCACGACTTGTGATGAGGCTTACGCTCTGTTGCCAAAGAGCATGCAAAAGAACGTGACTGCCAAGTCCTTTGGGGCTCAGATTTCACTCGCTTCACGTGTGCTTCGGGAGTTGGCTATCGCCCATAAGGATGGACGTATGACCTCTCATAAGGATGTCTACTCGGTTCTTGTCAAGCACCCTAGCCTCCCCTCGGCGCTTTGTGCCATTAGTCCTGAAGCCAAGAAAAAGGCTGATGAGGCTAAGGCTCAGGCTCAGGCAAAGAAGTCAGCGCCCAAGACTGTCACGGTTTCAAGCGATGGTGAAATGGATGTCACAGTGAATTCTCCTG